GCAACAAACCTCTGGGTATGAGCCAGTTTCAGCAGCCGCAAGGACTGCAGATTCAAGGAAACCCTACTTCACAAGTAGTGCAGAGGCCCCAGCAGAGGTAAGCATGGCTAAGTCTCCCGCGTGGCAAAGAGCTGAAGGTAAAGACCCCAAGGGCGGTCTAAACGCCAAGGGTAGCGCCTCTGCCAAGAAGCAGGGCATGAACCTGAAACCCCCGGCCCCAAAGCCCAAGACAAAGGAAGACGCCGGAAGGAGAGCCTCCTTTTGCGCCCGAATGTCAGGTATGAAAAAGAAACTCACGAGCAGCAAGACTGCGAATGACCCAAATAGCCGCATCAACAAATCGTTGAAGGCGTGGAACTGCTGAGGTAACGACAATGACGATGCAATATGATGTAAAAGCCGCGCACATAAGTGTTTCTGGAATTATCCTAAGTGGGCGTGCGAGACTGAAGCAGTTTACATTTGCCGGTACGGGTGGTCAGAACGGTAGGCTCGTGGCTTTTGACTGCCTGTCAGCGCCAACCGCCGCTACTTATGCTCAGTCAGGCACAAACACTGTTACGGTAACTAGCACCGCGCACGGGTTGGCTACGGGGGCGACAGTGGGTATTTCATACGCGTCTACTACAGGCGGTTCCGCTACCGACGGCAATTACACTATTACGGTGACGGGGGCTAACACCTTCACGATTACCGATCCGAATAGCAACACGCTCAGCGGATCACCCCCTGCTTGTCAGTATGTTTCAGGCAGCAATCGCTGGATCACTACCTATGAAACTTTGACAGGATCTACGGCTACCTCAAGTGTGAATGTTCCCGGTGAAGGACTTTTGGCCGCTAACGGCATCTACGTCTACATGCTGAACATCGGTTTCGTAACCATCCATTACGGTTAAGCCATGACCACCTCCGGCGTCACAGATTGGAACCCGCAACTTGATGAGATCGTTGAGGAAGCCTAGATATGAGAGCAATAAATCCAGAAACGACCAGATATGCGTATGTGCACTGTCGTCCTGATGGGTCTATTTTTTATGTAGGCAAGGGTGCTATGCGCCGAGCAAAAAATCTTAGGGAACGGAATGAGTACCATAAGCGGGTCGTAGCTAAGCACGGTAAGGAAAACATTTTTATCGGAACCATAGAATGCTCATCTGATGCGATATCACTAGAGTTGGAACGGGGCATCATCAAGTGTCTCAAACGTTCTGGAGTTAAACTAACTAATTGCACGGATGGTGGCGAGAAGGGCACAGTTTTAACACCGGAGACATTAGAGAAGTTGTCCATAGCGGCAAAAAAACGCGGCGTATCAGCAGCCTGCCGAACCGCTACCGTAACCGCGAGAAAAGGAAAACCGCTACCAGAAGCGCACAGATTGAAAGTATCGCGGAGTATGCAAGGTAAAGTATTCTCTGAAGAGCATCGACGTAATATCAGCGCTTCCGCTAAGAAAAGAGGCATGTCTCCACAAATAACAGCCGCAGCCCACGCTAAGACCAGAGGCAGGGTGCAATCTGAAGAGGAGCGCGCAATGCGGAGCGCAGCGCTGTTAGAATCATGGCGCAGGCGTAAAGCGGAGGCAACAAATAATGGCGACTAGTGGAACAGCTAATTGGAACCCCCAGCTAGATGAAATTATTGAAGAAAGTTATGAAAGAGTTGGGGTCGAAATCCGCACGGGTTACCAAGCTCGTACCGCGCGACGAAGTCTCAACTATCTCATAACCGAGCTTGCTAACCACGGGTTGAATCTTTGGACTTACGAAGAAGCGGACATCCCGCTCACCCAAGGACAGTACATTTACGATCTTCCAGAAGACTGCGTAGACCTTGTTGATCAAGTGATTCGACAGAATCCGGGTAGCCAATACAACCAGACCGATTTAGTTATCCCACGTATAGCCCTGCCGACTTATGACGCGATCCCAAACAATCTGTCGCAAGTACGCCCCGTACAGGTATGGGTAAACAGGCAGTCACCTATCCCGAAAATTTACTTGTGGCAAGTGCCCAATCAATCGGGCTACTCTTTTCATTATTTGTATCTGCGCCGCGTTCAAGACGCTGGGCAGTCAGGTGCTACAACGCAAGATGTACCTTTCCGTTTTTACGAAGCATTGACCGCGGGACTTTCGTATCATTTGGGTAGAAAACAACCGGATTTGGATATGAATAGACTGCAGATGCTGAAAGCGTCTTATGATGAAGCATTGCAGTTGGCAATGGATGAGGACAGAGATAAAAGTCCTGTGAGATTTGTTCCGATGGCTGGGTACTTGGGTGGTGGCTGGTAATGGCTACACGGTTCGCGAGTTATAAGCGGGCGTTCGGGTATTGCGATCTTTGTGGCCAGCGCTATGACCTCAAGGTGATGAAAAAGATCTATATTATGGGGAAACTCATTAACACCAAACGGTGTACTGAGTGTTGGGAAATTGACCATCCTCAGAATTGGGTCGGAATCATTGGTTCGCAGAAGGTTTCAAATGACCCGCAGGCTCTCCGTGAGCCTCGTCCTGACACGAACAGGAATGACTCTTGCGCTGACTTCGCTTTTAACCCTGTGGCTACCCAGCAGCTCACCACGTATCTGAACAATGTTAGAATTACGGCATTCACTTCGGTAGCTCCCGGCGCTGTGATTGTTCCTCCGCTTCCGGGTAACGCACTTCTCTAAGAGGTAACACGATGGCCAAGCATGATGATGTCGCTGAAGACAAGAAACTGATCAAGCAGACTGTTAAAAAGTCCGCTCTGAAGGGCATGAAAAAGGGCGGTGTAACCTCCCTCGACATGAAGAAGTATGGGCGCAACCTCGCTCGTGCTATGAATCAGAAGGGGTCTAGCCGTGGCAAGTAAAGAACATCAGGAAGGCTCTGCAGAGTACAAAGGAATAAAGTCTGTTCCGACTCCCAAGTCCTCTGGGTACCCGAACAATATCGCATCTACGCAGACTGTCAAGACTCGCGGCACAGGCGCGCAGACGAAAGGCACTAAGCACAGCACCAAGATGGGCTAAACATGTCATACGACATTACGACATACGCGGGGCTGGTAGAGGCAATACAAGCCTTTACTGAAGTTGATGAGGCGAGCTTCATCAGCAACATTCCTAACTTTGTTCAGGATGTAGAGCGGCTGGTTAATAACACCGTTGAGCTCCCCGCGTTTCGTAGGAATGTCACAGGCACAGCCACAGCTTCTTTTCCGTATCTGACGCTTCCGAGCGATTTTCTGTCCACGTTCTCCGTGGCAGTGATGAACTCTGGAGACACACAGGCGGACGGCTATCGGTACATGCTGAACAAGGATGTGAACTACATCCGCGAGTTCTTTCCCTTCCCCGGTGTTACCGGAACGCCGCAGTACTACGCACTGTTCGACAACAACACGTACATTCTTGGGCCTACGCCTGATGTGAACTACGACATCGAACTGCACTATTTTGCGTATCCGACTTCCATTGTGACCGCAGGGACTACGTGGTTGAGCACCAACTTCCCGAACGTATTGCTGTACGGCGCTCTGGTTGAGAGTTATATATTTTTGAAGGGCGAGGCTGATTTGATCCAAGCGTATCAGACCAAGTACGATCAGGCTATGGCTCTGTTGAAGCAGCTCGGTGACGGTAAGGATCGTCAGGATGAATACAGGACCGTGCAGGTCAGGGACAAGGTTGTATGATCACACAATGCCTGACATCGTCATTTAAGCTGGAACTCCTCGAAGGGATTCACAACTTCTCCCTTGTGGGTGGTGATACCTTTAAGATCGCCCTGTATACGAGCGCGGCTAACATCGACTCCACCACTACGGTCTATACGACTTCTGGGGAGACTACGGGTACGGGATACACCGCGGGTGGTGGCACGCTGACGGGTCTTGGGGTTACGCTCTCAGGCACTACGGCCTACACAAGCTGGCAGGATTTTACGTGGTCTAATTCCACGCTGACGACTGCGGGTGCGTTGATATACAATGCGTCTAAGGGTAACCGCTCCGTGGCGGTTCTGAATTTTGGTGGCTCCTACTCAACCAGCGCGGCCCCATTCACGGTAACTTTCCCGGCAAACAATAGCACCGCCGCGCCGGTTATCATTTACTGAGGTTAACATGAGTAACGAACTTTCAAATTTTGGTGACCACGCTGAAGTCTCTATGCAGGCCAACGCGGTTATTCCCGAAGGTATGGGCATCGAAGGTTCTTGGCACGTTGAGTGCCGAGACAAGGATGGCAACCTGAAGTGGACTGAAGAATTCCCTAATCTTGTCGTTGCCGCAGGTAAAGAACTCCTGCTCAATACGTTGCTTCGCACCTCGGGAACGTATACCACGGTAGGCCCGTTCTTGGGTCTGACTAAGGTCAGCCTGACCCCGGCAGCGACAGATACTATGGCCACGCTGGTTACGACCAATGCGGCTGAATTCACCAACTATACGGTGGGCGGCTCTGCGGTTCGCGGTACGGCGGTGTTTGCTGCGGCTACTTCTACGGGCACCACGCCTTCCAACGTGACTTCATCCACGGCTACGGCTATCACCTACACCATCACGGGCGCGGGCGGTACGGTCTACGGATGCTTCTTGGTCACGGGTACGGGTGCTGTGAACACTCAGAGCTCAACGGCTGGCGTTCTGTACTCCGAAGGCAATTTCAGTGTGGCTAAGACTACGACCGCTGGAGACACCGTCAGTTGCACGTACAGCACTAGCGCGACAAGTTGATCTGATAAACTAAGCGCACCAAGGGCGGCTGGAACCGCCCTGAAGTGCTTCACCAACAATCTGTTAGGGAGATTGAAGATGCGGAACGATCATATCATTGTTGAAAATGCCCAGCAATTATGGGACTACGATCCAGAGACAGGCAGAATTTACTGGAAAGAGCCGAAGTGTAATGGTGCTATAAAGGCGGGACAGGAAGCGGGGTCTACAACGACATCGGGTTATAGAGAGGTTAGAGTAGGCAGAAAGCCCGTTTTGGTCCACAGGGTAATCTGGTTTTTGTATTATGGTGAACTTCCTAGATGTCAGCTAGACCACATAAACAGAGATCGGGCGGACAACAGAGTTTGCAATTTACGGATAGCGTATAACAACGCTAGCGATAACAACCAAAATAGGGCGGTAGGAAAAAACAACACCTCTGGGTACAAAGGTGTTATATGGAACCCTAAGAACAGTAGATGGATAGTCCGACTTAAACATAAAGGGCGAAGCATGTATTTTGGGTCTTACCTCGATATCAAAGATGCCATAGCTGCTAGGAAAAGGGCAGAAGCAGAGCATTTTACTTTTATACATTCTCAGGAATAGGCCATGGCTTTCGTCCTTGCTGACCGTGTGCAGGAAAGTTCGACAACAGCGGGTACGGGAACACTTACCCTGTCGGGCGCGGTCACGGGGTACAAAACCTTCAGCACCGGAATCGGTAACGGGAACACCACCTATTACACGATCTTCGATTCCACTGCGAATGTCTGGGAAGTAGGACTCGGCACTGTCGGCGCCGGGACGCTATCGCGGGATACGGTCCTCTCCAATTCCTCCAATACGACCGCGCTGATTAGCTTCGCTGGTAACACAATCAATGTCTGGTGTGACTATCCTGCTACGCGCTCTGTCATTCAGGATGCAAGTCTTAACGGTACGGCTCCGCAGATCCGGGCTTCTAATGGCCTGTTGGTGACCGCTCAGACGGTCACGGCGAACTACACAATCGCATCAACGGATAACGCCATCTCTCCCGGCCCCATCGCGGTCGCTTCGGGGATTACGGTCACGGTCAGTTCAGGCTCAGTTTGGGTGGTGGTATGACGATTACGATCAACGGGACTACGGGTGTTACCTATCCTGCTGGCGGTACGGACAATGTCGCTGGATCTGGTGTGGGCACGACTGACTCTCAGACGCTGACGAATAAGACTTTAACTAGCCCAGCAATTACAGGAGCAACGCTTGGTGTAACTACTTTTAACGGTGGTGTAATCACTTCTGGTACGGCTCAAGCCACTACATCAGGAACGGCTGTAGGGTTTACTGGTATTCCAAGTTGGGTTAAGAGGATTACTATACAAAATAATGGCGTTGTCTCTAGTGGAGCGGCTCCTTTTATTCAGGTAGGCTCTGGAAGCTATGTAAGTACGGGGTACAATGCTGGATATGGATCTGGAGCTACGATAGTAAATACAACCAATGGAATTCTTTTTGGGGCAAGTGCGGCTTCATGGGGATCAATAACTTTTACTTTACAAAATTCAAGCACTAATACATGGGTTGCTGCTGGGAGTGTGTGGAACACGTCAATCCCATTTGCTTTTGTAATTGCTGGACAAATTGCTCTTTCTGGTACTCTAGACCGTATTCAAATTTCAGTATCTTCCGGTGCATTTACCGCTGGCTCAGTCAACATTCTTTACGAAGGCTAACCCATGTCCGGCAACATCAAGCTCAACACCCCCAGCAACGGATCGGTAACGATCTCAACGCCAGATACGGCCTCTGCTGTCACGGTCACTATCCCTGCGGCAACGGACACGGCTACGCTGAATACTCAAGCTCAGACGCTGACGAACAAGACGCTGACAGCGGCGGGGGCAAATTCAATCGAAGCCACATCAGGCCCAACGTCAACGCAGCTTGCTGGCAATAGAAACAAGATCATCAACGGCGCGATGATGATTGACCAGCGGAATGCTGGGGCGGCGGTTACTCCGGGTGCCGGCGGCACTTACATTCTTGATCGCTGGAGTTTTGCTGTATCACAGGCATCTAAAATTTCTGTTCAGCAAAATGCAGGATCAGTCACCCCACCAGCAGGGTTTTCTAAATATTTAGGTGTTACGTCTCTATCTGCGTATTCTGCTACGGCATCAGAATTTTTTGATTTTGGTCAATTAGTAGAGGGACTTAATTGCGCTGATTTGTCATGGGGAACCGCAAGCGCGAAATCCATTACTTTATCCTTTTTAGTTTATTCAAGTCTCACAGGAACATTTGGCGGTGCAATAACAAACGGTTCGTTTAACAGGTCGTACCCGTTTTCATACACGATTTCTTCCGCCAATACGTGGACAACTGTTTCAATCACTATTCCCGGTGACACTTCTGGTACTTGGCTTACTACAAATGGCATTGGACTTCTGTTAGTTTTTGACATTGGTTGTGGGTCAAATTATAGAGGCACAGCAAATGCTTGGGCTGCTGGAACATATTACGGTGTCACTGGAACACAATCTGTAGTCGGAACCAACGGCGCAACCTTCTACATCACCGGAGTCCAGCTAGAAAAAGGCGCTACGGCTACACCGTTTGAGAACCGTCTTTACGGCACTGAGTTGGCGTTGTGTCAGAGGTATTACGAATCAGACGTTATCCCGTTTTGGGTAAACGCTATTTGGGCGGCAGGTAGTTACACCGCAGCAGGTAATAATAGCGCCCAGTTTCATACGCCAAAACGGGCTGTACCCACAGTAGCTGTTACGTATACATACCTAGATAACGTATCTGGAGCCAGCATAGTCAGCACTTATTCCGGGGGATTTATTGCTACCTTAAACATAGTTGCTTACTCAACCTACCCGTATGCCCGAGCTTATATCTTTTACCAAGCATCGTGTGAGCTATGAAATACCAACAACAAAAAAATACTTCTCCGACTGAATCAGCGCCAGCGACTGGTGTGTTGCTTGTGGAGGACGACGGAAAGATTTGGCTAGTTCCATTCGACCCCGCCAACAGCGATCTCCAAACCTTCAAGCGAGAAGTCTCCGAAGGCGTCGAACTCCAAGACCCTGATGGGAATGTGATGACGCAGGAAGAAGTAGATGCGTTCCTTAAAACCATTCCGTAGGTAAAGCCATGTCGGTAGTTAAAAGTAACGCCCATCAAGTAGGGCAATCCGTAACGGCCACCAACAATTTCACCCTCTATCAGCCTGCATCCCCGGACGGCACGGTGCGCTTGGGTGTCGGTAACGCTGGAGCTACGACTGCTGATGTCATCACGGCTTCATCCTCCGCTGTTTCTTTTGGCGTACCGCTTGGGTTGCCTACTTGGACTACTGCGACTAGACCTGCGTCCCCTGCTACGGGAACTACGGGGTACAACACAGGGCAAAATACTATCGAGACTTGGAGCGGCGCTACTTGGTATGCTTCTTCAACCGCGCCTATTGTTTCAGCCTCTTATCTTATAGCCGCTGGTGGTGGTGGTGGTGCAAATCCGTTTATCACTGTTGACTCTGCTGGTGGCGGTGGCGGTGCTGGTGGCCTATTATCTGGAACAGCAAATCTCACTGTAGGAACGGTTTATTCAATCACTGTAGGGGCTGGAGGGGCCGGCAATACAGGGGTCGATCAGGGTGGATCAGGAGGAAACTCTGTTTTTAACTCGCTTACAGCCATAGGCGGTGGTGGTGGAGCTCGGCAAAGTCGAACTGGTGCTAATGGTGGATCTGGTGGAGGGGGGAATTTATCCGCTGGTGGCTCCGGTACTTCAGGACAAGGATTTGCTGGAGGTACTGGACAATCAACGACTTCTCTTCAGGCTGGTGGAGGTGGTGGCGCTGGCGCAGTTGGCTCCAACAGCGGCAACGATAACGGCATTGGTGGCAATGGCGGCATAGGCGTTGCATCATCAATAACGGGATCGTCCGTTTATTATGCTGGAGGTGGTGGTGGTGGTGGCTCTGTCACGGCAGGAACTGGAGGTTCTGGCGGCGGGGGCAATGCGTCAACGTCGACTACAGGAACTGCTGGAACAGTTAATACTGGAGGGGGCGCCGGAGGAAGCAGGGGTAATGTCACTGGTGCAAATGGTGGTTCAGGAGTGGTGATTCTTTCTGTTCCAACAGCGGCTTATTCCGGTACAACTACGGGATCACCAACAATCACAACATCCGGCTCAAACACCATCATCAAATTCACCTCCTCTGGGAGTTACACAGCATGAGTCATTTCGCAAAAGTCCTTGATGGCAAAGTTATCCAAGTTATTGTCGCTGAAGCGGGTTTTTTCGATACGTTCGTGGACTCTTCTCCGGGGCAGTGGATACAGACCTCATACAACACTCGCGGCAATGTTCACTATGGGCCTGACGGGCAGCCGGATGGCGGTGAAGCGCTGCGTGGTAACTATGCGGGGATTGGGTTCAATTACGATGCGTCCATTGACGCTTTCTACCCGCCGCAGCCCTATCCGAGCTGGGTGCTGAGTCCTCTTACACTGCTGTGGGAATCCCCGGTGCCTTATCCCGCTGACGGCAAACTCTACAAATGGGACGAGGCCACCACTTCTTGGGTTGAAGTAACCCCGTGAGCAACATCTACGCTTGGACGATCACCGCGATGGATTGTGTGCCGCAGGTAGACGGTCTGATGAATTATGTGGTGACCAGCCATTGGCTCTGCCAAGGCACGGATGGATCGTATACAGGCTCCGAGGCCAACACGGCAACCTTCGTCATTGATCCAAACAAGCCGGACTATATCCCCTACAACCAGCTCACCGAAGCCGAAGTTGTAGCGTGGACGCAGGCCGCGCTGGGGCCTGATATCATTCAAACTGTGTACGCATCTATCAACGCGCAGATTGAGACACAGGAGCATCCTGTAGTCGTGCAGCCGCCTCTACCTTGGAAGACAGGCTAAATGTTTGGTCGCTACGCCATATCGCAAGCACCGTTTGCTGGTCAATCGGGTAACTTCTACGCGCTCACGCGCAACGAGAACATAGGGCTTGCAGATTCATACGTAGCGACTTCGACCGCTTCGCTCTCGGTCACTGAGACCATCACCGTAAACGACACCAACGCGCAGCAGGACGTTTTCTACTTCGGGAACGTGGATGCGGTCTTCTCTACGATTGACATCGAGACGGTCAACTCGGCTTTCCTGCAGTCTTTAACGGAGCCCGTCACTCTGACGGATACCCAAACCGCGTCCGCGGCTTTCCCCGTTTCTCGTACCGAGAACGTCACACTTGCCGACTCCAGCACGCAGGTTTCTGCATTCAACCAATCGCAGACGGAAAACATCACTCTGGCGGACACCTTCTCATTCACAGGTGTGCTGTACTTTGGTATCACGGAAGCGTTTACTTCCAAGGACACGCCGACCATCACGGCGCAGTACCCGCAGTCCATAACAGAGAGCATCAATCTCGCGGACACCATCACTATCACCGCGCAGTTCAAAGGGTCGGTAACGGAAGCGCTGGCTTCACTCGATGCCTATCAAGCGGGTGTTGTGGTGTTGTTCACCATCAACGAGAATACGAGCCTTGCGGATTCGAGCGTGGCCAATTCAGGGTTTACGTTCCATCAGTATGAGGTTTTCAACGCGCTAGACACGCCGACGATCACAGCCCAGTTTGTTGTTGCTGAGAATGAAGCCTTTGCGATCAATACGCACCTAGAACTTCACGGCTGGATTAAGATCCCCGACCATCAGAACGCAAACTGGCAGGCGATCAATGATACTCAGACCGCGAATTGGACTCCTGTAGACGATGCCCAGACGCCAAATTGGGTAAACATTTTTGACAAACAATAGGTGACACCATGAACCCAATCGTACTTTTTCTTCTCAAGCAGGTTGTTGATCTCATTCTTGGCTCCGACGTTTTTGAACGCGTGCTGGCTGCTGTAGAGCGCTGGGCGGATAAAGAAATCTCCGGCCTTGAAAAGAAACAGGGCGTTCTTGCTGAACTTGAAATCATCGGGTTGAACCTGACCAAGTCCGGTGCCAACTTCGCAGTAGAAGCTGCGGTACAGTATCTGAAGGCCAAAGCATGAGCCTGAAAGACGACCTTAATCTTTCTACGGACACGGGGACTAACATCCTCGCGGTACTTGCCCCGGTGCTGACCTATGTGCTCTCTATGCCGGAAGGAACGGCAAAGCAAATTCTGGTGGGGCTATGTGTCACTGCGATCTCCGTCAACCTCTATCTCATCAAGGGGAGCAAGGGGCAGGCCGTTCAGGGGGTAGATAGTTCCAAACCTTTGGAAGAGATTTTGAAGGAAGGCCGGGAATGATTCGCTTATTGGGTTTTTTGCTCCTCTCTGGGTGCGTCAGCGCGCCTGTAGCACCGAACCTGAAACTGCCCGAGCAGAACTGTCCGAAGCTGGATATAAAGCCCGTACCGCAGAAAGCCTATCTCGACATTCAAGGCGACAAGATTGTCTACGATGCTGGCGGGGAGCAGTTATTGCGGGGTTATGTAGCTTGCCGGGCTGCGCTACGGTAACGAACTACCTTAATTGCACACCCTCCGGGCAGTTGATCTACTTGAGCTTTGACAAAGGACTGATTGCGGGAGCATCGTGCCGATATGACATTGACGGAAACTTAGATGGACATAGGACGCAAGGGCGAAGATCTGATCAAGAGCTTTGAAAGCTGCAAGCTGACCGCGTACCGGGATCAGCGAGGCATTTGGACATGCGGCTGGGGCGCTACAGGCCCCGATATTTCTGCGCGAACACATTGGACGCAGGACCAAGCCGATGCTCGTTTCGATAAGGACATTGAGATCAGAGTGAAACAGCTTAATGATTTTTTAGACGGCGCGCCTACGACGCAGGACCAATTCGATGCTTTGTTATCTCTAGGGTACAATATCGGCATGGGAGCGCTCAAAGGCTCTACAGCGCTTAGGAAACACATTATCGGTGATCATGCGGGAGCAGCTAATGCCATCCTCATGTGGAACAAAACTAACGGACAACCTAACAAGGGTTTAACCAGACGCCGCGAAGCGGAACGCAAGCTCTATTTGAGCGAGGATTAACAGATGTCATCAACTTATTCTTCCAACCTGCGTTTCGAGCTCATCGGTAACGGTGAACAGGCCAATACGTGGGGCACCACAACCGACACCAACATCGGTACGCTGATCGAGGAATCCATTGCGGGACTTGTATCGGTGGATGTCACCGCAGCGAACGTCACGTTGATTTCTCTGAACGGAGCGTCTGACCAAGCTAGGCAGATGATCATTAACGTAACGGGTACGCCTAGCGCACCGCGTGTAGTTTTTGCCCCGACAACGTCAAAAGTTTATATCGTCTCCAACAACTCCACACAGGATGTGGATATTCAAACGACGGCTTTGGGCGACTCTTATACAGTCATGCCCGGTTTAGCTGCGATTGTCTATTCAGACGGGACCAACTTTTACTCGGCATCAGGCGACGCACTGCCAACTACGGGCGGCACGATCACAGGTAATCTTGAAGTCGATGGTACGCTGACGCGCGGTGGGTACACAGTCCTCAATGCAAGCAACTTCAATTCGTATGCCCCCACTAATTTGGGTGTAGGCGCCTCGGGCACTTGGGGGATCAGTATCTCGGGAACCGCGGGATATGCCATCTATCCTTCTGGCGGTGGAACTTTCATCACCTCATCTAA